TGACGAGGGCCGAAGCCCCCTCTTCCGGCTCTATCAATACCGGGGATTAGTTAGAGCATGGTGGTGCCGGTCGTGTGTAGCCGCCGTTTAAGAGTGTCCACTTGTACCCACCCGCATCATTAACGGGATCAACTTCTAGACAGGTGTAAGAAACAAAAAATTCTCCCTCACCAGCATCGGCCGTGTCCCGAGAGTGATCGAGTCCCTGAAATCCAAAACTAAAGAAATCTGCTGGATTAACGATGGTCCAATCGGCATTGTCAGCATTGATGATTTGAATAGTCTGGTCCTTAAGGCCCACGACAGGTGTAGGAAAAGTAAGAGCCTTACCTAAACCACTAGCGGCCAGGATATAAATATTACCTCCGGCCAAGGTAAGGTCTGTAGTTACATTGATGCTGGTAGGTGAGCCGCCTCCAATTCCTTCATCAACCACAGTGTCGATAGTTGTTTGAAGTACTCTGGACTCTCGCTTTGAAAGACGCTTTGGGTACTTAGTGCCTGCTTTGTAAATTGCTTTCCCGTTAGGGTTTGCTACATATGCCATGATAAATCTCCTTTGGAGGTTGAAAGTAAACCCGCTAATGGTATGGCAACCTTCACGAGTTGTGACTTTGGAACCAGGCTGGGCTATCAACCCATTTAATGCGTAATGCAACCCGGTAAGCTCGGGAACAGTGGCCAAGGTACAATCCTTGAGCGTGCTCCCCAGCCCTTAGGTAGTGAAGTTTGTTAGTGACAAGATAGCGTTAGGCTGCTTGCAGATCAAGGTGTTCATACCGAACATGTACTTCCTGATGAAACCATCGTGTCCGCCAGCAGTGGAAGGACGTAGGAAAGTAGTTCGACCGTCGATAGAAACTTCCTTGAAGTCAGTACCGTGGAGTTCTAGAACACCAGAGTCCTTGCCACCTTGTGGTAGGAACCAAACTCGGTCAGCAGCACAGTACTCAGAAGTGACAACTTCGAGAGTATCGTTCTGATGAACGTAGCCGAAACCTTTAGTTCCTCGCTTGCTGTCAGTGATACTAACTAGGCGACGATCCGTTTCGTTGGACTCGATGAGTGAAGCGTTAGCTTCAGGGCTCATGAGCATCTGTGGGTAACGGTAAGTGCTACCACCTACGATAGTCTTGACTCGGTCAAGAGCACCTTGGATGTCTGAGATGTCGATGACGTTTCCGCCAGCATCGTACTCAGTACCCTTGGTAGCGCCACTCATGGTGATACCGTGCATCTTACGACCATCAGTTGCGGCCAGTGAAAGAAGACCAGCCATGGTTGGAGACTGCTCACCCATCTCGACTGCAGCAGTGAAGCCAGTGGCATAGTCAGACTTGGCGGTAGAAACACCGTCAGATCGGTAAGCGTAGTCAGTGGCTACGATAGTAGAAGCACCAGTAAGAGCAGTGCTGTTAGTACTTTCGAAAGTAACAGTGTTAGCAGCTCTATTTCGGTCAACGACCTTGAACTTGGTTTGAGAAGCAGCCGCATCAGAAGTACGCTTGGTTGCGCCGTTGGCAGTCCAAAACTCGATCTCGTCGCCCCACTCAAAGTAACGCTCTCCACCGATTGTGCCCGCAGTGGCGTCAAAGGTAACAACAAAGTTAGTAGTGTTATCGACAACACTTAGGACCTTGCCTCTAGCGCCAGTACCGTCCAAGTGAAAGTCACCAGAAAGGATTCGCTTGACAGCAGTCTGCTTAGATTGAATCTCAACAGCCAGTGGCATTGCGTACTTCTCAGGAGTCTTCATAGCACGCTCATAGAGGTTGTGCTCTAGTTCGATTGTGCCGAACAGTTCGTGGAACTTGGCAGAGTACTCAGCAGTAGTGACCTGAGAAGCACCTGGGAATGTTCCACCAGAACCTGGATCTTTCCACTGGATAGCGGCAGGACCGAAGTCGGCCTGGAGCATAAACTTCAGTTCACGAGGGCTGGACTCAGAACTACGTAGTCGTGAGACCATTTCCCAGTCACGGAAGTCTTCTGAAATTTGAACTCGGATACCGTCAGTGAAGACGATCTGAAGAAAGTCACCGAGGGTTTGGGAATCGATGTTATTAAAAGCCATGATTTATTTCCTTTTAGATTAACTGTAAAGTCCAGAGAAGGCTCCGAAGATCCCTTTCTCCTTGATGTCCGCTGAGAGATTATCTCTACTGCGGGGTGTCTTAGCAGGCACGACTGCTTTGGCTATTGCCTGTTTAGCGACCTGCTGCTTCTTTTGTACGACTTGTTCTACCTTCTTCTCGACCTCTCGGCCAAACGCTCTGGAGACTCTGCCGTGAATCATTTTCATTTCAAGCTCTGCAGCCTCAGGGGTCCATGACTCGTGATTCTCTTTCATTGCTTTCTGAAAGGAGTGCCACATCATTTCGTCCATCGTCTCTGCGTTCGTTGAATCTTCCATCTTGCCTCGGAACATATAGCGACTGAAGGTGGATGCCATCAAATCGTTACGTCTGTTCGTCTCAGCTTCTGCGGAAGTGTTCACTCCGGCCTCTTCGATGTTTGTGATCTGAGCCTTGAGAGCTTCGATCTCTGCATCCTTCTGCCTGTCGTGAATCTGTCGTTGGTAGGCTGTAAGCTCGTCGGGTGACATCAGGGAGATCGCTTCTTCTTCAGCGTTCTTTGCTTGTCGCCACTGCTCTAGGTCTACTTTACCGCCAGTAAACAATCGGACTAGCTCGGCTGGATCACCTTTGTTCTCGTTTAGAATCTTGAGAACTTCGTCTGATTTCGCTCTGCCTTCCTTGTACTCGTCGAATTCTTTCTTCAAGTTGTCAACTTCGAGAGTCTTAGCTCTGAAGCCTGCGGCCAATTCGTGGGCCTTCTTGTTGCGGACTCGATCATTGTGGTCTACTTTGATCTTCTTACCGTCTGCCTTAATCCACTCGATGTCTTCCGTAGGAGTATCCCTCTCCTCGGCTTTGTCGGCTTCCTGGACTTCTTCCGGTGCTGAATCACCTTCGGTAGTCTCGGCTTGGGCTTCCGCCTCGACAGGTTCGGCTGGTGCCTCTTCCGTCGCAATCTCCAATGGTGCCTCTTCTGCAAGAGTCTCCGCTGGGTTGATCTCAATGCTTGACGCTGGCTCATCGTCGGTGTAGTCTTGGAGTAGACTGTTACCTCGTGACTTGCTTAAATCAATGCCAAGTCCTGCGATCTGTTCTTGTGCTTCTGCTGATAGTGCCATGTTCTTGCTCCATTTTGACTGTCCTGTCAAGGATAAGTCGGGTATTTTATTACCACTTCTCAGTCCGAGGATATGAAATGTGGCTGCGAAAACATGCTACCTTAAGCAGCTAAGGCCCAAAGTAACACATCCATTATGCTTTGTCAAGCTTTTTTTTACACTGGTGGTGCAGCTATTCCGCCACCGCCTCCTGCGTCAAGTCCTTCCATGCCAGGTGCTCCCTCGGTGGGGGCTCCTGGAGCCTCGCCTAGTGCTCCTTCTGGACCTGGAGCATTCTCTCCTGCATTGGCTTCCTCTGGACCTTTCGTACCCAAAGCCGCCGCCGCCAATTCCTGCCTGTCCTTGACGTGCTCCTCGATCAGGAGTTTTATATCATCTCCCAAGAACTGGAACTCTGCAGTCATAAGGTAAGTATAACAGGTCTTTAGCATACCTTTGTGGTCTTCCATCTCCTTCGGAGCGAAGTACTCGTGGGTCTCTCTGATCTTTTTGAAGTACTCAAGCTGCCGCAGTTTCGGAAGATCTACGATGTCGTACATTCCAGATAGTTCATTTAGTTTAAGCATACCGAGCAAGGTGTTCGGATCGACGCCAGCCTTCTCGAACAGAGGCATCATCTGCATGATCTCTTCTCGACGAGTCGTGGGGTCCAAACTCAAGCTGGCACCGTACTCGACCACGAGATCGTAGCCGCCACTGATATCAGCGCCCTTGATGGCCACGGATTCGAAAGCCCGCTCGTTGCCAAGCACTCGCACGATCCTGGGCACGTCCCAGTTCTGGCGGACGTTGTTCAGGTACATTCGGTAGATGCCCTCGACGAACATCACGTACTTGTTGAACAGCCGCCTACGGATCATGTTACCTTGGTTCGTGGCGTACTGCATCGAGAAGCCCGACTGCTCACGAGACTGTTGACCAAACATAGATTCGTTTGTACCGGCCATGTCATCACCGCCCTGCTTGAGACGGTCTCTGAAGGAACTTATGTTCGGGTGCTGGCCTGGGGCCGACTGCCAGTACGGTGGTTGGTTGCCAGTGATCTCAATCACATCGTAGGCTGAGTTGTTGAGAGAGTCGTCTGCGACCTTACAACCTTCTGGTAAGATCATCTTGACACTGCCTGCAGCCTGAATGTTCTCAAGCTCCAAAGAGTCTAGCCGGTTGATAATGTCTTGTACATCAGCTTCGTACTGGATGAAACTCTTGCCGTAGACTTGATCACACACATCGATGTCGGTGAAGATGTGATAAGGGAACACAGCGTAACCAATTCCTGCAGTGGCCTTGCCGCCTGCTTCCTTAGCTTTCTTCTCGTCTCCTGCCGACACGTCAGGTATAATCATGGCCGGGCTCTCGGTCATCTTAGTGATAGGGCGTCCGTCTTCAAGGAAACAACAGTACCGTCCACGCATTCCGTTCGTAGGTAGACCCTTCTCCCAGTAGTCGAAGACCTGAACAGTCTTCTCTTCAAAGTCCATGACCTTGACAGCGTTGTAGGAATCTCGCTCTTGGTTGGCCTGGTCCACGGCAGCCGTGATCAGTTCACTTGAGTTCGGGTACAGAGCCAGCGCCTCTTCCAGAGGAAGTTGCCGACGCTCGATGATGTAACGAACCTCGTCCCAGTTCTTGGCGAACGGGTCGATCCACATGTTCCAAACACTAGGAACTCTGAAACAGATGTCCCCCTCCATAGTTACTTCGCCAGACTTCTCGTTGAAGTCCAAGACATCGCCCTTGTTCTCATCCCATTGTGTGCTCAACCACCCAGTGCCGTAGGTGAGTGTGGCCGCAGAAGTTAGGTCACAATACTCAGGAAGCTTGTACTTCCTCATAGCGTGACGGTTCAGCCTGTCCGCAGCATCAGCACGTTCCTTGTCTTCAACATCGCTGGACGTGGGTCTTGCGAGCACTGTGGGCGGATTAGCGGATAGTTGTGCATGGATCAGTCGCCAGTTCTTGAAGACGTAGTTCACGCCAATCAATCCCTGTGCTTTCGAGGACGCAAGGAACTCTCCAAGCTGAGTCGGGTCAGTCGGGATCGCTAAGTCTCCGAGCTGGCCGTTGGCGTTCAGGAGTGTAATCTCGTTGAGTCGCCACTGTTGTTCAAACTTCTTCCGGTACTTCATGGAGTCGTCTAGTTTCATTTTCAGAAACTGCATGAGTTCCCCGCCCTTGAGCGTTTTTAGTTTCATGGAAACATCCTATCTGATTATTTCTGGAACTGAGAAGCCATGTCTGGCAGCATGTCACGGAAAAGCGTATCACCCAGAGCGACATCGTCGATGGACTCTTTGCTATCTTTCTTATCTGATTTTTTCTTGAGCTTAATCTTTCGGATCGAAGGAGCAGGTTCTGCTTGAGCAGCCTCTGGACTCGGGATCTCGATACTAATCTTGATTGCCTTCTGTAGATCAGGCAGCATTCCACACATGTTTATCTCCTTAGATTCGGCGTAGCTCGCCAGGTATGGTTTAAAACTTCGACAGCATATAATTTAAATCGCTGTCTTTCTCGACGCATAGCCATCAGTTGTAGACCTAGAATCGGTATCAAGATTAATTGTGTATAAACAACCACCATTAAAATCCCCATACTCGTGACCTCCGTTGTGGTCCAGGACTACGAGAAGACTTGACTTTATTCGTAGTCGGCTTCCTCTTGGCGGCGTCATCTGCCCGATGTTGGGCTTTCATGGCCTGATAAATGATCTGATCCTGGGTTAAAGTACTTGGAACCACTACCTTCGGCATCCGAATGGCAATGTCTAGGAAGTACTGTAGCGCATCTAGCAAATGAAATCTAGTAGAATTTTTAATTCCATCACATCCAGCATCTTTCCACTCCGCAGTACGCAATTCTTTGATCATGTCTGTGAATACACTAGGAATATATAGGTTATTGTCTAACAAAAGTTGCTGAACCTGAGTGATTAATTCCTTCTTTCGCTGAGATTTACCCCAAACAGGCATGTAATATAGGCCGGTTAGAAGGGCTTCCTTGTGAAACCACGTCTCGTGAGGGTCATAAACTCTCTTGACAATGTTGAAGGGTCTAATTTTCTGCTCAACCAGCTTGACCAACTCACTAGGCGCACGCCCGGTGAGGTACTCTGCGAGTACGACGAACCATTCAGGACTGTCGGAACTGCGGGCACACACGATCAGACCAGCTTGTCCACCACTTGCGGGGTCAATTGCGGCCACGTGCTCCCAGGTTTGGCTGTTGTAGTGGGCAGGTAGAGACTTGATTATGGCATGTTCACTCATCGAGAAGACAGCCATCTCGCCAGCCAGCCAGTGTCCGTATAGTCTGCAGTTTTGAACGTCCTCAGGTAAGCCCTTGACTTCGTCCAGGATCTCTTGCTCACGCCCGATGTAGATAGGGTTGTCGAGTTTCGACATCATGTACTTGATTCCGAGAGTATCCGGTACGTTATCGACCATCTCTTTGATCTCGTCGTTCTTGATCACTGGTGTAAAAGTACACATAAGCTGTCCACTTCGAGCAGTAACACGCTGCTGCAGCTCGGTGATGAAACCAATATCTTTCGGCATCTCGTCGCACCATACATGATGGGCCACAAACATCTGTACCTTTTCCCTGGCTTCCTTCGCCTTATCGTGCGAGAAGAAATAAATCTTGTTCCCATTTTTCTTATGGATGAGTCGCTTGATGTAAGGACCATCCTTCTCCAAGTGATACGATCCAGGTTCTAAGAACGGTTGGATCTTGGTTTCCCAGATCTCGACCACATGACTATAGAGTCGTGCGGCCACGATGATCGTGAGCTTCTCTCGGCCCCATTCAGGATCTCGCTTCCAGTACGGATGATTTTCCTCGAACTTACGGGCAGTGGTCCAACCACCTAGCTGCGTCTTACCAGACTGGTTGCCTGCTACTACGTAGATGTGCCGGTGATAGATATCCTTCATGATCTCCATCTGCATAGCCGTAGGTCTGCTGTCAGGCTTTTCGGGATCGAATGCCTGCAATCTTTCTTTACGCTGCAGTGCCTTGATAGCACTGGCGAGAGCTTTCTGGTGATCAGAGCTACTCATATTACCTCGATAGTGTAATGTAGGCTTTGGTAACTGTGACACTGGCTCCGGCAGCTCGAACTTTTAATCGAACCTTACTACCTAAAGGAACTGGAGTAGCTGCAGGAACTAAAACACCAGTAGTAGTTCCGACTAGTGCGCTATAAAGAATCCATACATCTCCACCAACATGTGTTTCTAGTTCTAGATCTGTAGCAACTCCGGCAGACAAAGTAGCGTCTACTCGAAATTTAGTAGCACTATCTACACCTACAGGAATCTCACCACCAACTTGAGAAGTAACAGGGAACACAGTAGTTGTGTCATCGAAAAATTTATTTGCTTTGTACGCCATCTTCTATTCCTTTATACGTAACCGGCTCCACCGAGCCCGGCTGCTTCTTCAGATGGACGATTATCGCCCTCCTTTGTTTTCACTGCTTCTTTTCCTTTGGCCGTTAGGACAAGTTTGCGACCCGCCTTACCTTCGCCTTGCTCGACGATGGGTTGAACCTTGGGGTCTAGCTCGTTGAATCGTTCTTGCTTGCGCTTTAGAACCTTCTCATCGACAGGTTGTTCCTTATCTTTAGACTTCATGTGCTTCATTAATTCAGAATAAGCTTTCATTATGCACGTCCTCGCTTAAAAAG